AAACTACATCAGATTTAGGATCATTGTACAATGTTAAAACTAATAGAGCTATTGAAGCAATGACCTCTGCTTTGATAGGAAACCATGAAGCAGCAAGAATTTTAAAAGTACAATTAGCAGAAGGTAATCTAAACGCTAGAGCAATGGCTATGGGTTATGAAGAAAATTTTGCTCAATTAGATCCGTTAGTTAAGCTAGAAGTAAGATATCAAGAAATATTAGCGCAATCAGAAGTTGCTATGGGCAATGCTGCAGAGACCTCTGACGATTATAACAACTTAATATTAGGTTTTAAAGGTAATTTAAGAGATTTAGGTATTACAATGGGTACTGCTTATATACCATCAATAGAAGATGGCTTAAGAGTGACTAATGATTTTTTAAGCACTTTAGTTGAAAGCGAATGGACTAAACCGATTGCTAGAGTTTTAGCTTTAGGAACAGCTTTTTCAGGACTTGCTGCAGGCATTGGTATAACTTATGCTCTAGCAGGAGCTATTGGAATAGGCGCCGCACCATTAGCGGGGATAATGCTTGGAATAGGTGCACTGATATTAATAGTAGAAGATTTATGGACCGGTTTTCAAGGCGGAGAAAGTATAATATTTAATATCGTAGATTGGTTTGGAAAGGTTACGGGCCAATCTGATAAATTATCTAATGCTATTGATTGGTTAGGTGATAAATTTGAATTAATGAAAGAAGATTTATCATTATTAGCAAGTGGTTTAATTGATACTTTTTCTGGTTTTGGAGAATTTATTGTAGGGATATTTACATTTGATAAGGAAAAAATAACTAATGGTTTTGAAACAATGGTTAATGGATTAGGTGATTTAGTTTTAGGTTTTGGCTATTCACTATTTCACACATCAGCATTTATTGGTGAAGGTGTAGCCAATACAATGATTTGGGCGTTAAAGTCAATAGGTTTTGGTGTAATAAAAATTGGAGAAAAATTAATTAATAGCTTTCTTTTTGGAATTGAAATTGGTTGGAATAATTTAGTAGACTGGATAGATGAAAAAACCGGTATTCAATTACCTAAAATAGATATGCCAGAAATTAATATATTAGGAACTGTTCAATCAGCTTGGAATGTTATGGTTGATTGGTGGGAAGATGTATCAACACTTAGTTTTGACTTTGAAATGCCTAACATAGGTGGATTTATTGATGAACAAGTTCAAAAACTACCAGATTGGTCTAAAAAACTATTGGGCATAGAAAACGAAGTAGTAGAAAAAGAAAGTAAAGAAATTCAAAACAATAACTCTACAAATATTAATAATACAGAAGTTAATGAAAATATAACAATAAATGTCGATGGCTCTAAAGATCCAAAAGAAGTGAGCAGGTTAATTGATCAGAAATTAAAAACTAGAGAACGAATACTAGCGGGAGAGGTAGGTGTCAATCTCTAATGGATTGGACTTTTATAGACGATGTATTAGTTGATGCAACTGAATCAGAAGCGCCTACTTTTTCTAATGAAATAACAGAAAATCCTGTTGAAGATGGTACTGTAATAACTGATCACATTAATCAAAACCCAGACACTCTTGAGTTAAATGTTGTTATAACTGGAGAATATGAAGGAACACCGCAGGAAAAATATGAGCGATTACTTGAGATTAGAAATAATAGAGAAATAATTTCAGTTATTGGAGCGCTGCAGGTATATGAAAATATGGCAATCAGCGAAATAAACCTTGAAAAGTCTGCAGATAATTTAAAAGGTTATTCAGGAACAATATCATTTCAGCAGGTTAGATTTGCTACTGCTCAAACAATAACTGTAGAAATAGCACCGCCTGTTATTGATGGAGAAGAGCAGCCAGCTCCAGAAGAAGAAAAAAGCGAAACATCTACTAAAGACAGTGAAACTGAAGAAGTTGATGAAGAAACAGTTGGGAATAAAAGCCTAAATATTAAAATCTATGAGTTTCTTGAAAGTTTATTAGATGGTGGTTCACAATGATAAAACTTAATTATTTACCTATTAACAAAAGTAAAAATCAAACTGACCGTTTCATAATAGAACTTGATGAAAATAATTATATATTTGAAGTGTACTGGAATCCGATAGAAAAATATTTTGCTTTTAATATGTACGATATTGATGAAGATCCTATAATTTTAGGTAGAAAAATCACTTATAATGTCAACATGCTGGATAATATCGTTGATGAAAGAGTGCCAGCTGTACAAATAACTCCTGTTAATCCTGCTGTAGAAGATGATCACATAACTTATGATAAATTTATGGATTCAATTAAATGTTATATCTTTGCTGCAGGTGATGAGTAATGATGCTATATAGAAAAGCAGAAGTAATTGTCGAAGATTGGAAAGTTACCTATCCAGAATTATATTTAGAAGCTGAAATAAATTTCAATGACAGCAGCGAAAGCAATATTGGAATGATTAAGTTTTATAATCTATCAGATAAAAGTATTAAAAAGTTAAAAAAAGATAAATTAATTCAACTTAATGCTGGGTACGAAGGTGATTTAGGAAGCCTTTTACCTGGCATTATTATTAATGAAACAACAAATTATGAAGGAACAGACAAAATAACCGAGCTTGTTATTGGTGATGGCACTGAAAGATGGTTAAATGCGACGATTAATAAGACCTGGAAGACTGGCATTACATCCGACAGAATAGTTAAAACTTGTGCTGATATGCTGCCGTTTAATTTTGCGGGTTATGAGACAGAGACAATACCCTACCCTAAAGGCAAGACTCACAGTGGGACCATCAAATCATTACTTGAAGAGATAGCAAGCGATATAGGTGCAAAACTGCACGTCTCACGAGGTTTTATATACTTTAGGCCACCGGAAAAGGGGAGCATTGAGATAGTTAACCTCAATAAAGATACAGGTCTTATAGGAACGCCGACAATTTCGCAAAGTGATAAAGGCATTGCTTATGAGGTAGACAGCTTACTTAATTATAGGCTCTGGACCGATAATTTAATTAATATTGAAAGCAAGACAATTAACGGACTTTATAAAATAGTTGGTGGCACTCATTCAATAGCTGGTGGAGATTTTATTACTACAATGGAGGTGGAGAAATACGATGGTTAACATGAATGATATAACGCGCAAAATGATTAATGATGCAGTTAGTGATATTCATACTTCTCTGCCTGCAAAAATTAATAAATATGATGCTGAAAAAATGAGAGCTGAAATTACATTAATAAGCAAGCAGAACCTCGAAGGTGAAATGGTTGAAATACCTCCAGTTTTAGAGGTGCCGGTGGGATTTATGAAAGCTGGTCCATTTATTATAAGACCTCCATTTAAAAAGGGAGATGTAGTTGTAGTAGTTTTTTCTGAAAAAGCTATTGATCAGCTATTAATAAGCGGAAAATCAGAGAAAGTTAAATATACCAGAATGCACAGTATTGATGATGCAATTATAGTTAACAGTCTGCAGCTGGAATCAGAAAGCGACTTAAACAGCAGCTATACTTCTGATCTACTCATAGAAAATCAAGAAGCAGGCAGCAGAATAGTAATGAAAGCAAATGGTGATTTATTAATAGAAACTAATGGAAAAGTTAATGCCACTTCAACTGATACAACTACTATAACAGCACCAAAAGTTATAGTAGATGCTGAAACACATTTAGGTGGTAGCGGTGGTGAAGGACTAAGCTTTGGAGAAAGTTTAAAAACTTATCTTGACGGGCATACTCACCCAGGAGACAGCGGAGGAACAACTGGTCCGCCCACATCACCAAGTCCAGCTCCAAGCAGCAAAGTATTTACGAATTAGGAGGAAAAGAAATGTTATTACCTAAGGGGAGCAGACTTATTTGTCCTAATTGCGGGACTGAAATTTATAAATTAAAGGTTAACATCGAAGATGAAAGAGAGGGCACAAACTTACTAATTGATGAAATAAAACCATTGAATGAATTTGAACCTGAGATTGGTGCTTATCCAAAATGCCCTAATTGTTCAGAAAAAGTTGACATGTATGAATATGATAACTACAAAAAGAGTGATAACTAATGAAAAGTATATATCTTAACGATAGCGGAGACTTTGAGTTTGACAGCATGAATGAAGTGAAAATGATTGAAGGTATAGATGAAATTAAGCAGCGGCTAAAAATATCACTGATCACAGAGATGAAAGAGTGGTTTTTAAACTTAGACTTTGGTGTTCCCTGGTTAAAGATGCTAGGTGACGGTGAACAGCCAGAAGCATTTAGAAAAGAAGTTTTAAAAGTTTTAAATGCTGATCCAGCTGTAGATAAAATAAACTCTGTAAAAACAGAGTTTGATAGGGCCAATAGAAGCTTAGATATAGATTTTATAGTTCAGGTTGGAGAAAATGCAATCGCAGAAAGTGTGGTGATTGAATGAATGGGTTTGAGCGAAAAACTAGAGTAGAAATTGTAAGCGATATGAAAGCCAAAGCTAAAAACTTGTTTGGCAATGACATTAATTTAAATGTAAATAGCCCTTTAGGGATCATCATTCAGCTTATCAGTTATCCAACATCCTTATTATGGTTTGGTTTAGAAGCGATTTATAATGCTATGGATATTAATGCTGCAGCAGGCCAGGACCTTGACAATTTGGCTAAAAAATTAGGTATTAGAAGATATTCTTCAGCTAAAGCTGTTGGTGAAGTTACTTTTACAGGCGATAATAATGTTTTGATTCCAGAAGGGTTTCAAGTAGAAACCGAAGAGGATGAGCCAAAAGTTTTTCAGACTACCGAACAGGTAATAATAACATCTGGCAGTATAACTGTTGAAATTGTCTCTATTGAAGGTGGGAGTGAGTATAATGTGCCCTCAAATACAATAACTGAAATGACAGAAGTTCTTGCCGGCATTGATGATGTAACAAATGCAGCTGAAACTTTTGGAGGTAGAGACAGAGAAACTGACACTGAGCTTAGAGAAAGATATTTTCAGTCACTCGATAGGGCTGGAGGTTCAACAACAACTTCTGTTAGAGCAAATGTTTTAGAAGAAACAGAAACATCTGACTGTATAATTTTAGAAAATATAACAATGGAAGTTGACGGCAATGGATTACCTCCCAAAAGTTTCGAGACTATTGTTTTTGGAGGTACTAATCAGGCTATAGCTAATGCTATATTTGAAAAAAAGCCTGGAGGAATTGAGCCTTTTGGCAGCATAACAGAAACAGTAATCGACGCAAGCGGAAACAGCCAAAATGTTGGCTTCTCAAGAGCTACTGGAATAAATATTTATATCAAAGCTGAATTAATAACAAACTCAGATTATCCAGCCGATGGAGATAACCAAGTTATTTCAGAGATAGAAGATTATATTAACAGTTTAAGTATTAACGAAAATGTGATTTATAGAAAAATAATTGATGTGATTTTTAATGTGCCTGGAGTTGTCGATGTAAATGCTTTATATGTTGACACTGTAGATTCTCCGACTGGAGAATCTAATATAACTATAGAATTTAGAGAAGTGTCTGATGTTGGCGGTGTTGTTATTGCATGATACAAAAAATAATTGATAAGTTAATTAGTTTTTTACCTCATAATTATACTGATGAAGAAGAAAGTAATCTTGCAAAATTGATTAAAGTTATAACTGAGCAGTTGATTGAAATAAATAACACTAAAGAATTATTTGAAAATGCTCAAGATATTGATCAAGCAACTGGCAGCTATTTAGATTTATTAGGCAAAACAGTGGGCCAGCCCCGAGGATCAATGAGTGATGAAAGATATCGGACAATAATTAAGGCTAAAATCCAACAAAATTTATCCGGTGGAGACATCAATCAGCTTTATAATTATTTAGCAGTTATACTTGATGTTCCTGCAGAAAATTTGTGGATTCACGAACACCCAGATATTGAGCCTGCTCATTTTACTATAGAAGCAGAAGTTGTTGATTTAGCTGCAGTTGGCATACAACTACAAGAAATTTATGAAATAGTCGATATGTTAAGAGCTGCAGGGGTTAGATTTACAGCTCATTCAAGAGGTACTTTTCAATTTGCAAAAGAATTAACTGGAATATTTACATTTTCATCACAACCAGAAACCTCTGAAACAGATTTAAATACCGGTTTTTCGAGTGTTGTAAATTATGATACTTTTGGAGGTAAATTTTTAAGCAGTGTTGATACATCAGATGTAGATAAAGGTTTTGCAGATATTGAACAATCTAAAGGTGGATTTTTTGGTTCAGTAATAGAATAAAATAAGGAGATGATCGCATGGCAGAAAGACCAGAATGGAATGCTTCAGGAGCTATTCCACCGCAATCGAAAAAAGACCAGGGCTGGCAGGAAGAAGAAAGACCTCCCGCCGAATGGTTTAACTGGTTATTTAACAGAACTTATGAGAGCTTAATTGAACATGACGGATTATTTACAGATTTAGAAAATGGAAATTTTAATTTACAAACTAGTGGAACGAATGTTGCAATAGATGATTCTGTTTTATCTTTTGTGGCAAATGAAGTTCAGTCCGCAATTGATGAATTAGATAGCAGGCAAGTAAATATTACAAACAAACTTCCTGACAATGCCGGTGCGCACAACAGTATTTACAGAGGCAAATATTTAGGAAGCGAAGTTACAACTGAACAATATGACGCCATTTCAAACGGCACTTTTGAAGACTTATATATAGGTGATTATTGGACTATTGGCGGTGTTAATTATCGCATTGCAGCGTTTAATTATCACTATAACGATGGCGATACAGCTTTAACAAACAAC